AAACGGAATGTTCACTCCGCCAACATACAGCCACATTTATAAACTAAAAACAGTGCAACAGTCTAACGACAAAGGCACTTGGTTTGGTTGGGATGTGTCTAGAGTTGGTCCTATTGCTGACGCAGGTATTTACAAAATAGCAAAAGACTTTGGAGCAAATGTTTCAAAGGGCGATGTTAATGTAAAACACGGCGATCAGGAATCCAAATCCGAGGCACCATATTAAGTAATTCATTCGATCAGGATGAATAGGTATGGGGCGGCTAAGCGAGAGTGGATCCGCCCTTACCACCAAAGGATTTATGAAAGAGTTTGTAGAACTATTTACAGGATTAATGCGAGCACATGGTTGTACCTATGTAGACAAAAAAGGTGCCGATGGTTTAAAAATAAAAGGTAAGTCTTTTGTTAAAAGAGAACCAGTTACAGAACAACTTTGGACTAATCATTTAAACGGAATTGAACCTAGTCTAGGTATCATACCAATCAACGAAGAAAACAAATGTATATGGGGATGTATTGACGTTGATAAGTACACATTAAATCACAAAGAAATAATCAGAAAAATTAACAATTATAAACTACCACTAACAGTATGTAGATCAAAAAGTGGTGGAGCACATATATTTATATTTACTGAAAGTTCTGTGCCAGCAAAACTTATGCGAGATAAATTAGTATCTATTAGTGCTATATTGGGGTTTGGTAATGCAGAAGTGTTTCCCAAACAAATTGAATTAAAATCGCAAGATGATACAGGAAACTTTCTTAATTTACCATATTTTAATTGTAAAAATTCAACAAGATATGCTTATGACAATTCTGGAAATGCAACTACAATAGATGGTTTTTTATCAAACGTAAAACGAATCACTCCAGAACAATTACAGTCGTTAAAGATAGAAAGACCACAATCTGAATTTAGTGATGGGCCTCCTTGTTTAGAGTCTTTGACACAGAACAAATTAAAAGACGGACGAGATAGAGTTTTATATCAATACATAGTGTATGCAAAAAAGAAATGGCCGGAGGATTGGCAAACAAAGTTAAATCCTTTTAACTATAATAACTTTGACCCACCTCTTTCTGATGATCAAATAGAAAAAAAGAAAAAGTATTTTGATAAAAAAGATTTTGGATTTAAATGTGAGGAAGAACCAATGTGTAATCATTGCGATAAAAAATTATGCAGGACAAGAAAGTTTGGTATAGGTAAACAAGTTTTATTCCCACAATTAAGTGATCTCCAAGTTGTAAAATTAGATCCACCTATCTACAGATTAAATGTGGATGGAGAAAGAATAGAATTAAAATCAGAACAATTACAAGAACAAAGATTGTTTACTAGAGCTTGTATGGATCAAATATATAAAAAACCACCTAAAATAAAAGCAAATGATTTTGACATTATGGTTAACGAATTAATGGCTAACAAAGAAGAAGTTGAGGCACCCAAAGGTGCTTCTAAATTAGAGCAGTTAAGTGATGGCTTAGAAGATTTTTGTACAGACATGACCGCTGAAGGAGCTACCAAAGAAGATATGATGTTTGGAAATGTATGGAATAGCGAGGGACACCATCATTTCATATATCAAAAATTTTATCATTTATATTTGTTGAAACATAGATGGACAGAAAAGTATGATTTAACTTTAATGTGGATGTTGGATCATTGCGGTTGTGAGCATATTAGGATAAGTATAGGTAAGAAAAAAATATCGGTGATTAAATTAAAAGAATTTGAAAAAGATAATATGAAAGTTAGAAGAAAAGAATTGAAAGCAAAGGATCCTTACTAATGAAAACTATTGTGTTGGGACCACCAGGAACAGGAAAGACAACAACTCTTTTAGACGAAGTAGACAAGTATTTAAAACAAACAGATCCAAACAGAATTGGTTTCTTTTCATTTACGCAAAAAGCTGCGTATGAAGCTAGAGACAGAGCTATGGATAAATTTAACTTTACAGAAGATGACCTGCCTTACTTCAGAACCTTACACTCTTTAGCTTTTAGAAGACTAGGAATAAAAAAAGAAAATGTAATGCAGCGAAGACATTACGAAGATCTTGGTAAGAAAATAAATATGCGTTTAGATTATAATGAATATGATAGAGAACATACTGGTTTGTTTACAACTAATAGTGATCTACTACGAATAATACAATTAGCTAGATTAAAAAACATTACACCAGAACAACAATACAATCTTAAACAACACACACAAAACATTAAAGTAAGAGAACTCATAGACTTTTCACATCAACTAAAAGAATACAAAAAATTATACAACTTAATAGATTTTACAGACATGATTACAGAGTTTATTAAATCTGATGCGTCTCCTAATTTTGATGTTGTGTTTATAGATGAAGCACAAGATTTATCACAAACACAATGGAGTATGGCAAAATCAATATGGGATAAAACTCAGGATACATATCTTGCAGGAGATGATGATCAAGCTATATTTAGATGGGCAGGAGCAGATGTAGATAGTTTCATAACTCAAAAAGGAAAGATATTAAATTTGACACAGTCTTATAGAATACCAAAAGTAGTTCATGATGTAGCCATGGGTATTGTTAGAAGAATATCAAAAAGAATATATAAAGATTGGTTACCAAAAACAGAAAAAGGTTTTCTATCACACTACCACAGTTTTAAGGACATAGATATGTCCAAGGGTGATTGGATGGTTCTTGCCAGAACCAAACATATGTTAAATGACGTAGAAAAAGTTTTACATTCTAAAGGTTTGTATTACAAAAATAAATTTAAAGAAAACTATGAACAAGATTTATATGATGCAATTATGGATTGGGAAGAATTAAGAAAAGGAAAATCTATTAATGCAGATCAAATAATTAGAATAGCTTCTTACATGACACCAAGTCATTATCAAAAAGAAGAATTACAATATTTAGACAAAGAATCTTTTTTTAACATGGAGGAGTTACGTAACAAAAAAGGTTTGAATACAGATAAAGTTTGGTATGAAGCTTTTGATGCAGCTGCAGAACAGAAAGTTAGATACATTAGACGTATGAGAGAAAACGATGAACAATTAAATAAATCACCTAGAATATTTTTATCAACCATACACGGAGTCAAAGGGGGAGAATGTGATAATGTAGTATTACTTACAGACTTAAGTTTAAACACACAAAAAAATTTCGAAAGAAATCCTGATGATGAAAATAGATTGTTCTATGTTGGTGCAACTAGAACTAAAAATCATTTACACATTGTGAGGCCAAAAGACATATATAAAGGATATAAAATATGAAGAAAAAAACAGAAGATTGGAAATTTAAACAAGTTGGAGGATCTCATTATATGTATATGAAAATTCAACCAAGCGAGTTTATAAACAAGAACAACTTGCCGTTTGCAGAGGGCAATGCTATAAAGTATTTGTGCAGACACAAAGCAAAGGGGCAGAAAGAAGATCTATTAAAGGCGATACATTATATTGAAATGGCAATAGAGAGGGACTATGCAGACACCGATATTTAAACCACAAACAGAGTGGTTACCACCAACAGATTTTCCAGATCTTGGAAAATACGATGAGATAGCAATAGACTTAGAAACAAAAGATCCAAACTTAAATAAAAGGATGGGATCAGGATCTGTTGTAAAAGTTGGTGATGTTGTAGGTATATCATTATCTACTGGAGATTGGTGTGCGTATTATCCAATAGCTCATGAAGGTGGAGGAAATATGGATCGTAGAATGGTTCTAAAGTGGCTACAGGACCAGATGAATTATGAGTCTACAAAAATATTTCATAATGCCATGTATGATATTTGTTGGCTAAGATCCATTGGTATAAACGTAAAAGGTAGAATAGTAGATACTATGATTGCTTCAGCCTTAATAAATGAAAATAGATTACGATATGATTTGAATGGTATATCCAGAGATTATCTTGGTAAAGGTAAAGACGAAACACAATTATATGAAGCTGCAAAGTCTTGGGGCGTAGATCCTAAAGCTGAAATGTATAAACTCCCAGCCATGTACGTTGGTGCTTACGCAGAGCGTGACGCACAACTCACATTTGAGTTGTGGCAGGAGTGTAAAAAAGAAATAATGCATCAAGATATACAATCCATATTTGATATGGAAACAAATCTATTTCCTGTGTTGGTTGATATGAGGTTTCTTGGTGTAAGAGTTGATAAAGAACAAGCTCATATAGAAAAAAAACTTATGGTCGAAGAGGAGAAACGATTATTAGGTAGTGTTTATGCTGACACCAATATAGAGGTACAAATTTGGGCTGCAAGATCCATAGCTAAAGTATTTGATAAATTAGGATTGCCATATGATAGAACAGCTAAAACTCAAGCACCCTCATTTACTAAAAATTTTTTAGCAAATCACCCACATCCAATAGTCAAAAACATAGCAAAAGCACGTGAGATTAATAAAGCTCACACTACATTTATAGATACCATTCTAAAGTATAGTTTAAACGGCCGTATCCATGCGGAGATTAACCAATTGAGGTCAGAGGGTGGTGGGACAGTCACTGGTAGATTTTCGATGAATAACCCTAATTTACAGCAGATTCCAGCACGTAACAAAGACCTCGGACCACGGATCAGATCATTATTTTTACCGGAAGAAGGACATACTTGGGGTTGCTTTGATTATAACCAACAAGAACCACGTCTAGTTGTGCATTATGCATCTCTGCAAAACCTATATGGTGTTGATGATGTAGTACATGCATACATGCAAGGCGATGCAGACTTCCACCAGATTGTATCTGATATGGCTAACATACCTAGATCACAAGCTAAAACAATTAATCTTGGTTTGTTTTATGGTATGGGTAAAAATAAACTACAAG